AAGGAAACGCATCAGCACCATGCTTACGGAGGTCACGGGACTTGCCAGGCCAGTAGTTGCGACGTTCGTCATAACTATTACGGCACAAGTCGAAATAGGCAGACAGTTCCGTTGTGGTCGTAGCGTATGCGCTGGCAAGAGCCTGAACATCAGGTTCCTTGTCGAAATATGTCAGGGCTTCTTGAACGTCTTTAGATTGCATCAAATGGAGGGATTAGGGATTCAAACTTTGGCTTAACAGACTGGAGAACAGTGTGAACATAGCCTCTACTAACGCCAATGCTATCACATAGCTCTGTTGTTTCGACGGGAGAAACGTCGCAAGTGAGTTCTCGCTTGAGTAGTTCCCAAGCAAGCAGACGGTCAATCTGGGAATTAACCCACTCCTTGTCGGTAGTAATATCAATGAACGTATCGGTAGCTTGTTCCAGTTTCATCAGTAATAATCTCCACGTTGATATTCTTGCCATCTAGTCTGTTTTGCATACGACGAGGGATGCAAACTGGCACCTTACCATCCTTACCGTCCAGCTTTACATAGACGTAGTTTGGATTCTTGGCACCAAATAGAACACGTCCTCGCGCCTTATTAGGCACAATCTCTGGGATGTCTAAAGCCATGCGTAGCACTTCCACGGCATCTTCCGTGAACCATGTATTCTTACCTCGCCCGCTCCATTGTTCTTCAGTCAGCTTCTCCTTTATTAAAAGCAACTCATTAACAGTTATCCCAAGTTGCTCTGCCATTTGATCAATTTTAATCTTCATTAGTAACCACCTTGCTTAATTGTTTTAGCCTTCATAAGATTTTCATCGCAGTAGTAAATGGATGCTACTGCTGCATACCTGATAACGTCAATAGGGTCTGAAGCCCATTTCTTGCGATTAAAATCTTTAGTTGTTACACGCAAGTTATCTGGAGTATGCGTTCCTCCACGGCATATGGGCTTAATGTGGTCAACTTCAAACACGGGCTTTCCGTGAACAGCATTTAGGACATCTCTAAACCGATAAATGTCGTAAATAAGACGCTTCTGTTCTTTTGTAAGGTTGCTACGAGTTCCACGAATCTGTGCTCGTCTTTCAGCATGAAAGCTGGAGTAATAGCTACGATTCTTCTCCTTCCACTTCAATCTAGCCTTTTTTCTTTGAGGAGATATATTCTCTGCACGAATAGCTGGATTAGTATGGTATCTAACTCGACCAAGTTCGCGTCGCCGAGCAATAAGTTTCTCAAACTGTTCTGGTGTTACCCACCATTCACGAAAACCATTTTTTTCCTTACGCCTAGACCAATAAACTGAACCATCATCTCGCACGTCACCTTGCTTAGCTATGCTGTTGGTTACAAAAATAGAGAGTTTAGATTTTGGCTTTATGTTTTTCTCTTCACAGATCTTTGAATAATGCTTCTTTGAGTATTCCTTGTCGCATTTACGACATATGTGCTTCCTTCCATACTTTGCCGTTGGATGACGAGAAAAACAATCTAGCGAAAGACTAACTTTGCAATATGAGCATGTTTTTTCCATTAATAGCCGCCTTTCCTTACACTACGTTGATTTATATTATTAGTGTCAACATAGTAAATTGCAGCTACGGCAGCATACCTCAGAACATCACAGGGGTCTTTAGCTTGTTCGTCAGGCCCACCCGCTCCCGTGTATTCCTGCAATGCCCAGATTATGTTCTGGCAACGGTCAGACACATAAAAATGCGGACGATTAATGGCATCTATGGGAGCATTCTGATTGTAAGCCATCTTGGTCTGCAAAGCTGTAAGGCCATCTGCTTCGTCGAGGCCTGGCGCGGGCACGCATATAATCCCCGCATCTGCCAAGTCCTCTATGATAGAACTCTGTCCCCACTCATGGCTATACTTAGCCTGACCAAGACGAGGGTCAATTAGTCGCTCATAGACATTCTCGCCTACCTCCATACGATTGATCAAGTCAACATAGTCGCGGATGCCATAGCCTAATGACTTAGCTCCTTCACCCGCTCCCCACTTGCTTCCTCGCCACGTTCCCCATTCACCTACGTTAATGTCAGGCCATTCCCGATAGACATACCAAGTTTCGGTAGCATCCACCGCAATCCAGCACATAAACCAATTCTTTCTACCAGCAGGGTCTATTACCATGTAACGAGTGACGCCCTTAGTAGGAATCTTCTCATGCGCTATTACATTAATAGCCGTATTAAATCGAGGAAAAAGGGTAGTTGCGCTCTTTGTTGGGATTCCATATAGACGAGTTTTAATCCAGTCGTCATCATTCTTAGCTTTAGCTTCCTCCAAGACTCGCTCATACCCAGAGAATGGGTTGTCCTTGGTGTGCATATATAACACGTAAGCATTCTTCTTTGTGCTTCGCTGTATATATGGAACATCAATTCCTCGTAAAGCCTCCGCAACCTTAGTTTCTTCAGTAATGGCATTATCCAGATATTGCCTTATAGTTTCAGTATATCCGTCAATAGGGGTGAACGTAAGCAATAGCTTAGAATCACGGGTAGCTAAACGGAACGAGAGGGTATTGATAAGCTCAGGCCCGCCCAGATACTCATCACACCACGCACCCAAGTTGATAGTCTTTGGATCATAGCAACCAAGCTCCAATCCTTCTAACACTGTCTGGTTCTGAGTAAACTGGCTATACGTTTTAAATAAGACACGGCTACCATTAGGAAGAATGAAGCTATTACCAGCAAAACCGTTCTGGGTTGTATAGCTAATATACTCATTGGCCCCCAGCGTCTTGCTCTTCAACTCAGCGGGCAATGCCTTGTAGATTGCTGATTGCTGCACAAGCACCGACAACTCAGCATTCTGCGAGAAACATACAATGAGACTATTTGGGTTCTCCATTGCACATCTCACTACAAGCCAAGCACCTCCAGATGTTTTCGCGCTTCTGTTTCCACCTAACACTAACAACTCGTTGCACTTACTAAACAATTCTGGCATCCGCTTCCAGTTCCCCAAGACAATGCCATACCTATACGGGTCACTTTCCGCTTTCTTAATGGCATCGTGATAGTTCTGATAAACCGTTAGCAACTCCTCCGGTTCCATCAAAGTCTGCTCCTCCTCCGTAGGTGGCTTCAGTATCGCGTGTTTAGCCCAAGAAAGCATCAGTTATTCCCATCACTTGAGTGACCATTCGACTGATTCTTGAGAGAAACAGCATCCACTTTTACCGTCCAGATTATATCATTAGGGCTTTGTAGGGAAATCTTTACGTTAGATAGTCCCTCTTCCTCAACCCTAGATACTAGCACCATAGCCAAATCGGACATTGTCATTTCCTCAATCACAACTCCACCTCGCCCTCATCAGCATCGAGGCCTGGCACCCAAGCATCCTCATTCATAAGCTCATCCACATCCACCTCCGTTTCCTGTCCCTTATCCGAGACAATGAACGAACACCCGCCCTTACGAAACACTATAGCCGTAACCACCGCCATCACATTAGGCTCAGAGGTGAAACGAACAATGTCCCCTATACCATAAACAAACTCATTCTTATTCATACGTTGATATATATAGGAAATATGACGAGGGCTGAAGGAAAAGGAGCACTATTCTTTGATTCACCAAACTTAAGACGCCCACGAATAAATCTAATGGTTCCTTTCATGGCATAGTCATGCCACCATGCGGTGTCGGTTCTGGCGGGAACTAGACAAACAACAAAGCAGCCAGCCTGCGAGGACTCGTATGCTTTCTTCATCCATAACCCTATGGTGCGTCCATAAGGAGGATTCATCCATACGCGTCCACTCCATACTTGAGCAAGACCATCATCGACTTTCGTGAAATAACGGGGAGCTTTTGCGCTTTCTTGTGTGGCACATGGGTCTAAGTCAAACGGCCCAAACTCCCGCTCAATGGTCTCAAAGAAGCTATGGGGCGTAGGCCATTCATCAGCTATACCATAAACAAACTCATTTTTATTCATACGTTGATAGCTTGTGCTTTCTTCTCAGCCATTTGCCTTTGAATCTTCTCCCTAATCTCCTGCAAGTGTTTAGCAACATCCTCCACAGTCGGGCCAAAATTGACCGTAACAGCAGCCTTCGGCCCCTC